CCGATGGTGGAACGGTTCTGGTAGGAATGGATTACGGCACAACTCCACGCAGGGGATACATCGTGTGGACGGATTCGTATGGCGCTTTGCTCGATGCAAAACATCTCTACGATCCAAGTTATCAAACAGAAACAACTTGCCTAGTTTATGACGACGACGGCAATCTTTATGTTGCTGGATATGCAAATACTCGCTGTTTCATCGTCAAATTTGACACCAACCGCAACATTGTTTGGCAAAGATACCTTGCGCAATCGCAGGGTTCAGTCGTTCCTGCTGACATCCAGATAAGTCCCGATGGGTATGTTTACATTTGTGGCAAAGGCAACTGGCCCTTCACAAGTGGTGGCGGTGGTCAGTTCCTTGCGAAATACTCAACTGCTGGAACATTGCAATGGTACAAGATGGGTGGCAACACCTATGAAGAATTTACTGCAATGTCGTTCAACCCTTCCGGTGACATCTATTTGACGACATGGAACAACAACGGCAGTTACGGTGGTTGGCAGAAATGGACTAGCGCCGGTGCTGTCTATTACCAGAAGCGCATGAACCAAAACCAAATCCAGTTCCATGGTTGTGCCTACGACAGCAACAGCGGATTCTTCTTCGTATCTGGTAATGATTACACTTCTTCGCCATCTTGTGCGGTAATGAAAATCAATGATTCGACAGGTGCAGTTTCTGGAAGTGGCAAACTTACGACCAACTACCTCATGTATGGATATAACGTCAAGGTTGGGACAGATGGATACATTTACGTTAGTGCGAAAAATACGGTAAGTGCCGATCCCTATGCAGGTTCGAACTATTATCTGCATTGGTCAAAGTGGAATTCAAATCTCGCATTACAACTACAACGTGAAACCAACTACAACCCATCAGGCGCAGAATATCTCAATGGTGTTCAGAATTACAAAATCCAGATGGATGCGACAGATAATGTTTATTTGAGCGCGTATGGTCAATGGGCATCAAAGAGCAGTAGTGATTGCCATGTGTTCTACAAAGCACCAAACGATGGTTCTTTGACTGGCAACTACACGCTTTGGTCAAAGACCATCAACTATCGTGCAGGAGGCGCAAGCACATCGACAGTTGCCTACAACGCATCATCGAACACGAGCATTACGTGGGGATACTCGCTTTCATCTGGTACGGATTCGCTGACACTCGCATCATTGACACCTTCAGATTTCTATTCTGTTGAAATGGTCTAGGAGAAACAATGCCTACATTCATCAACCAAACAACCGGGGAATACCCTCGCTATCCTGGCGATGTTGCACTCGAACCTGATGCTGATTGGGCAGAAGTTGTCGAAGGTGCACCACCTGATCCTGCGACTGCATCTGAAGGCAACTGTTGGATTCCTGATGAACCAACGCAAATTGATGGTGTTTGGCATCAGGCGTGGAAGCAGATTCCAATTCCCGTAGACCCAAGACAGCAGGAGATTCAGAAGGCTCTTGACGCAGGGATTGATCTTGCGCTGTTGGGCGTTATCTAGAACACGACTGCTTGTCTTTCTGCCTGTTGCGATGCTTGCCGTGTTCGGCAATGTGGCGCAGGCAGAAACAAATGTGCTTTATGGGCAAGGCACAGAAGGCTTCCGGCAATGGGTGACTCTGACTGCGCCAGAAGGCAACACCTTTACTGAAGTGCTGTTTGCTTCGTATGGCCTGCCAAACGAGTTCACCATAAATCCTGCCTGCCATGCTTCTACGTCATTTGATGTGGTGGCTTCGCTTGCTTTAGGTAGCCAGACGTTTTCTGTCAATGTCACCAATCAGCAGTTCATGGAAGATCCGTGTGTTGGGATACAGAAACGCTTGCAGATCGTTGTGGCCTATGCACCAGACGAAACCACAACAACATCTAGTACCACTACAACCACAGAAGCATCTACAACCACAACATCTAGTAGCACCACCACATCAACATCACCTACATCAACAACCGTGCCGGAAACAACTACGACATCAACTCTGATGCCGGAGACCACGTTGCCGGCGACAACAGTGCCTCAGCCGGTCGTAGTGATTCCGCCACCTACAATCAGCACGACTACCACTACGCTCGTTGTCCCGACCACCATTCAGGAGTCCACGACAAGCGAGGCGACGACATCGCAACCACTGCCTGCATCTACAACGACGATGGCGACCGTATCGCCTACGACCACGCTCGCTCTCACTACGAGCGCACCTACCACAGCGCCAACTACAACTACAGCGCCAACAACGACGGTAGCGCCGACGACGACTGCCACTACTGCGCCAAGCACCACAGCGCCAGAACCAGTAGAGCAACCGCTGATAGTTGATTCTGTATTGGATTTGGACATCGATCAGATGTCACAGTCCGATATTGACCTGCTGATTGCCGAAGTGCAGAATGCGCCCGATGATGTGCGCAAGGAGTTTGAGGCTTCCGTAGACCTCTACTCTGGTGCGTTTGATGACTATGTGCCAGTCGGCTCAAACGTGCCGGTACGCACAAGGCGTGTTGTGATTGCCGTTGCGACAGCGACAATGATGCCAGTTGCTCAGCGCAGACGCATTTGAGCGCCATCTGATACATCATTTGCGAGAATGTTCGCCATGCCAAAGATGTCTGATGTGTCTGGTCTTGCCTGGACTCTTGTTGGAACAGGGCTAGTTCTGATCACTCTGACTGGTGATACTCGCAAGTGGGGTTTGATCATGTCAGCCATCGGACTCGGCATCAACATCATTGCTTTGTTTGTAGGTGAAGAGGAAGAATGAAGAACGAGCAGGTGAAGAACGTGGCACTCAGAGTGTTTGCAGTGTTTGGGTATTCCGCAATGGGCATCATTGGTGGTGCATCAGTCCTCGGTGGCATTCCCGTCTGGAAGGCGGCGATCCTGGCAGGCATCGCATCAACATCACAGGTGATTGAGAAACTCGCTCGAGCCTTTGCCGATGATGGGAAGATCAGCAAGGAAGAACTAGATGCCATCTTCAATCAGACACAGAAGGAAGACTGATGCGACCGTACACAGGCAACTCTGACCCGACACCTACGCCTCGCCCTGGAACTAAGCGCTTCCAGGACTACCTTTGCTTCTTCTTTCAGATGCGGAACCTTGGCATCTATGCGAATCGTCCTGTCCGTGGTGGTAGTGGACTCAGTGTTCATGCGACCTGGCGAGCGATGGACACAGGTGGCACGCCGGAGCAGTGCAAGGCACTCATCAACTTCCTCTATGCCTACCGTGATCGTTTGATGGTGGAAGAGGTGCATGACTATCGCAACGTCTGGATTCCAGGCAAGGGCTTTGGTGCTGGATACAGGTGCGACCGTGACAATGGTGGCCTGCTGTCCGGCTGGAAGGTCTACACGAAGAACACGATTGGCCCTGGTGGGAATTGGGTACATAGTGAGATTGCGCCGGAGATGGCAGATGATGCATCAAAGGTGGATGCCGTGTTCACGGAAATCATCACCGAGATTTGCGAAGCGCTCGGCAAGGGCTGATGTATGGCAGAGGGCATCATCGTCGCAGTTATCGGTCTGATCGGCGTGGTGCTTGCATCACTGATACAAACCACACGCAAAGAGAACAAGTCTGATCACGCACAGGTCATGAACGCAGTGGTGCGCATCGAAGGCAAGATTGATACGCACATCAACGATCACGCACGGAATCAGATCGAGAATCAGAAGTAGAGGTGGCGCAGGTTGGTGATCGTCGCCATCAGCCTGCGCCACTACAAACTTAGAACAATCGTTTATGTGTGCCACACCCTTTGGGTACTATGCACACCATGCATAAACACATTGTTATTCCCAAGCCCACACACGGAAGTCTTGAATGGTTGCAGTTGCGTCACCGCAACGCAAACGGCGATTGCATCGTAGGTGCAAGCGAAGTTGCAACAGTCATGGGAGACAACCCCTACCAGTCCATCGCTGATCTTGCAGTCAAGAAGACGCTAGATCCTGTTGTTGGCGAGCAGAACGAAGCGATGGTGCGTGGCAACGCTCTTGAACCTGCACTGCTGACGCACGCCTCAAATGTGCTTGGCAAGCGCATCGAAACACCAGAGTTCATGTTTGCTCGTGGGCGCATCGTCGCCACGCTAGACGGACAGGGAGTAGACGAGCCTGACCTCATCGTGGAAGCGAAGACGACAAACTCCTGGTCGCCCGATGCACCATTCCCGAAGTCATGGTTCTGGCAGGCGCAAGCACAGATGTATTGCACAGGCGCACCAGAAGTGATCTTCATCATTCTTGATCGCCACCAACGCTTCATCTTCCAAACCGTTGAGGCCGACAAGCAAGCACAGGATGCGATGTGGGACAACGTAGAAGCGTTCTGCTCTGCCATTGACCGAGGCGAGATTCCCGAGGAAGACACGCTCTCTGCACCTGCTGTCGCAGAACTGCATCCCGAGCCTGCCGGTGAGACAGAACTAGACACCAACGCAATCACAATCCTTGCGCAGTGGCAGGGCATCCGTGAATCCATCTCGCTCATGGAGAAGGAAGAGAAGCAACTGCGTGACGCACTAGCACGAACGCTCATGGGGAAGGAATACGGTACGGTCGCCGGTCGCCGTGTCATCTCATGGAAGGCGCAGGAGTCACGCAGGCTAGACCAGAAGGCGCTTGCAGAAGCGCATCCTGACATTGCCGAACAGTTCATGAAGACCTCACACTTTCGCGTCATGCGAGCAACCAAGTAACAGAAAGGGACAGGAATGGAAATCATCAAACTCCTAAGCAAATGCATGGAAGATGCAGGTGCAGTCCGCAAGACAGAGCGGAACACGCACCAGAACTTCAACTTCCGTGGCATTGACAGCGTTGTAAACGCAGTGTCTCCGGCACTGCGCAAGCATGGCGTGGTTGTTGTGCCGTGCCTCAACGACTGCATCTACGACACAATCACCATCGGTTCGGCACGGACGCAGATGGGCCATGTGCGAGTGAACGTCACCTACACATTCTTCGCACCAGATGGGAGCAGTGTGGCGACAACCGTATGTGCGGAAAGCATGGACAGTGGCGATAAAGCCACAGCGAAGGCGATGTCTGTTGCGTTCCGTACTGCACTCCTGCAAACGCTCTGCCTACCTACGGACGAGTCAGACCCCGATGCCGATACCTATGTGCGCAGTGAGGCAAGCCCTGAGCCTGCGCCACAGCGCACGCCACAGCGAGCGCAGTTGGGAAGCAAGGCGACAGCACCAAAGGCGCAGGAACCCAAGCCCGAGGTGCAATCTGCGAAGCCTGCAAGCAAGCAGACGTTGAGCATCGATCCCGTGTCCGACAACCAAATCAAATACATCCACAGTTTGGCGAACGAAGTCGGCTCTGACGATGAACTCCTGCATCTACTGGCAGGCAAAGCATCGCTCAAAGACATGAACAAGAAGGAAGCATCTGAACTCATTGGCGACCTCATGGCGATCAAAGAGGGCAAGGCGCAGTTGCGCATTGAGGCTGACGGGACAGCAAAGGTGGTGAAGTCATGAGATCGTTCACCTTGCGTGCCAAGCGTGCAAACGGCACATACAGCACACGAGTCTTCCTGTCATCGTCCGACAAGGAAGCAATCGTGAGTGGCGCATTCATGGTGATGCGTCTTGCCTATCCAAACCGTGAGCCTTGGGCAAACGGACAGATTGAGTTGGTCAATGACCTTGGCGTGATCATCGCAGAGATGGGAGCCAAGTGATGCAGGCTGAACTTTGGGCCGAGTACAACGGGACTGCAGGGTATGTGGGTCGCCCTGCATCCCGTGAGCGTGCGTTTGCAGAAGTTGCGGATGGCACGCTCGGCGCACGCCAACAGCGCATCCTGTCCTTCCTAGAAGTGTTCGGTGTGATGGGCGCAACGTGGAAGGAACTTGCAGACTCGTTTGACAACACGGACGAGCCGATGCACCACGGTCAGGTGTCTGGCGCACTCTCCAACCTGCACAAAGCAGGCGTGGTCTTCATGTTGAAGGAGAGCCGTGACAGATGCCATCCGTATGTCCACGCCAAGTTCCGTGACCGCTACACAGAGGACGAACGGTACGACGAGCCTGCACGCACACGCACCACACAGCGGAAGGAACTGCTGGAAGACCTGCTA